GAACGGCGCAAGTACGCGGCGGGAAAAATGGTATGGGTACAAGCATTCGCCGGGACAAGGCGGCCCAACACCTATGGGAGCGGACCATTTGCTTTTTTAAATCAAAACCCAACGGTGAGTGAGGATGGAAGACCAAGTATATACTTACAATGAACTCATGTGGTGGCTAGAGATCGTCCACGACAAGGGTTACGAACAGGCCAGTGATTCAAACTATGGCGATGTAAAAGAGTCGTGGGTGTCGGCAAAGGATGATATTGTCCACGATCTAAAATCCGACCTTTGATAATAGGACAACAAAACCCAACGGTGAGTGAGGATGAAAAGGAAACTAGAATACTTGTGGTGGCACAAGATTAGGCGTTATCTCAGAACGCGACCGCTCATTTACAGGGTGTTTTTCTACCCGCATGAACGCCGAGACTAATCCGACCTTTGATAATAGGACATATCACAAATAGAAAAATGACACAAAGAATCAAGCGAATTACAGGGGTAGCGATAGTATCGATGGTGTTTGTTGGCCTGTTTACGGGCACCGCTATTGAGATAGGAATCACGACCGCCGCCTTAACATGGATTGCGGCTGTTGTGATCGCCTTCGTTTTAGTGGGCGGCATAAAATTATCTGTTGATCCTTAACGAAAACCCCAAAACCCAACGGTGAGTGAGATGATTGAAACCGTACACCCCGACGAATGGAGCGACCTCGAACCGTATTCCGACGCATGGAAAGCGAAACGGCAAAAGTATCGCGAATACAAACTCCACGTGTTGAGCGGCTTCACGAAGTCGATCGACGGCATTTCCGAAATGTTTTTGATTCCTGACGGAACGCTTTACAACGCGATCGCTCGAAACAAATTCGAATACAACGGCGAACACGAAATCGAAGTCGGTGGCGATTTCAAAAAATGGATCAAAAAAGGAAGGTTCGACCGGCGGCCGAAACGACAACCGCCGGAATCATTCAACCGGAAGCCGGACACGAACGACAACGGATTCGACGAATCGGTTTATCCTCATTTGCCGAACGACGACGAAACGATTGAACACCTCGCCGAAGAAGCGGCCGGTGAAATGTTTCAAGACATGGCCGACGCCGCGTTGTCGGTTCGGCTCAAATTGATCGCCGACGAACTCGGCGTGATATCGATCGCGCTCGAAGCGCGACAAACCGAAATCGACACGTTGCGGAAGATCAAAGATTTATTGAAATGAAATGCACCGCAGGGAATCGTCGAGGTCATTATCATGTCGTCATCGTCGATCGTGACGGCGAACCGTATTGCGTACACTGTAAAAAGAAAACCAAACCGAAATCATGTCAGAAACAACACGAAGGGATTTCCTCGCAATGGCCGGAGGGCTTGCGCTCGTTCCGCTAATCGCGAAACCGACAGAACGCGAAATAGACGCGATCGAAAAAACATTCATCGACGCGATACCCGAAGTCACGCAAGACACGTTCGTCACGCCGAACAAACTCGCGATGAATGAAATATTTTTGACCGTCAAGCGGCGCGACGGCCGATCGTATTCCGCGCGCGGTTTTGCATCGCACGTCGACATTCATTGGTCGGACGCAATACATGAAATGTCGTCACGCGACGGCGGGTGGATCGGCACCGTTCACGGCAAGCCGGCCGCGAACGTGACGTTGGAAATGATCGTTCAAGATCACATCCTTTCGGAATTGCTATGATGCATCAAGCCGATTTGTTCAAGCTCAGTCACGCCGACGACCCGGCGTCGTCAAAAAAGGCGATTCGGAAACACGAGAAAAGCGGCAAGCGGTCGACGAATAAAGAGAGGGTGTTCCGCGCCGTGTACGAAGGGCCACACCGCACCGCAAACGAGATTGCTTTTTTTACCGGAATGGACAGCTACGAGGTGCGACGACGGCTTTCTGATTTGAAAAATGACGGGCGCGTCGAACATGGGAAACAGAGAAAGTGCAATGTTAAACAAACGACGATGGTCACATGGCGCGTTCGCCTGTAATCAATAACCCCGAAGAAGTGGCGCGCCGAATTGTGCGCGCGTTTATGTATCTTGTCGGCCTGCTGACAGGATATTTCCTATTTCACTAACGAAACTGAGACAAAACGATGAGTTTAGAATTAAATACAATCGTATATGGTGACGACGTAACGCTCGCCGATATCATTGAATTGACGATCGCGAACCGGCTGAACATCGGCTTTTTGCAAGAACACACGAATTACACGCCGCCGCCGGACGACGTTGATGTCGCAAACGCGATATCGGTGCGGCTCGAATCGAATGAAACCATTGCGGGATATGATATCGAAGTTCATCTTGACGACGTCGGCGATGTCGGATCGTTTACGTCGATGCAGTTGAAAGCGAATTTCCCAGTCGGCGTTGATTTCATCGGATTCGAAGCGGGCGACATGCTCGACGAATTTTCGGTGTTTGCACAAACGCTCGACGGACACTCGAAAGAAGGACTTGTTGGCGCATTTACGTCGTCATTACACGCGAATTCAGATTCGGGATTGCTCGGCACGTTGAAATTTGTCGGGCCGTCGGCGGCCGAAGCATGGACGACCGTCACGCGATTCAAACTGCAGACCGGAACGACGGTGCTTCCGATCACATCGAATTCGGATGTCGTACCCGAGGGATAAAAAATATCTCGAATACATTCGAACGTTGCCGTGTGTTGTGCAGGGGTGTCACTCGATGCCCCGCGCACACCACGTCGAAACCGGCGGCACCGCAATAAAGGGATCGGACTATTCGTGTGTACCGGTGTGTGATCATCACCACACGGTCGGCACGAACGCGCTGCACCGGATCGGCCACCGCAACTTTGAAAAGAAACACGGCGTTTCATTCGCAATGGCGATCGCTACGTACTTACACGTATTTTTTGCCGAATCACCGATTCGTTTCCCGAATGATTTGGTACGTGCGTCGCTCGATCCCTAAATTATTGCGGCCCAACAAACACCGACATGATATACATTCAAATCGGGGTCACGGTTTACTTGATCGCGGGTGCGTATTTCGTTTGGTCGTACATGGACGGCCGTCGGAAAACCGACGATCACGTATTGTTTGATGACGCGTTGGACATCATTGTATTTGCGGTGCTGTCGATTGCGTGGCTTCCGATTGTTGTCGTGTCGTGTTTTGTTTGGGTTTTGCGTTTGTTTAAAAGACCCTTCGTGTCGTGAACACGGCCCCTTCACATATCAACGGGGTCAGTATGCCTTTTTCATTGTTCACGATCATTCAAGACGCCGAGGTTCACAACACGAACCCGAATTATATCATCGGCGTTCTCGGGTCGGTCATCACCGCGCTTGTCGGCGCGATTGTCATTTTGTTCAAAGCGTATTCGAAAACGCTGAAAGAGTACGGCGACAAGTCAGCCGGGGCACTTGTCGAGGGAACGAAAGCCATGGAACAATCGATCGAATGGAAGAAGTCGGTCGATGCGCGTTTGGAAGAAAACAACAAGATCCTTAATATTATTGATCAACGCACCCAAAATTAGAATCCATGTATTCAACGCGGCATTACACCGACCCGGTTCGCGAGGCGTATTCCAAATTCGAAGACGCAGCACACAAGCACGAAACATATTTGAGCGATTCTGACATCGCGCGCCGTCACGAACGAATGCTTGTTCAATCGAACGGACACGCAAAAGAAATGACACCGAAAAAAGTGTCGTGGATCAACCGCATATTCAGCAAACTGAAAAAATAAAATGGAAGGCATCGCAGAATTTTTCACGTCTCCCGGCGCGCTTGTCGGACTCGTAGTTATTCTCGGCGAACTCGCCGACAAGGTATTCGAACTCGACGGGACGGCCGCGTACATACGCGCGGCGGTGATCGGTGCGATCCTCGCCGGTGGTTCATATTTGGCCGGACTCGGGTTCATGGCCGAACTCACCGAAACGATCGACATCGTCGGAAACATCGTCATGGTCATTCTTGCATCGACGGGGCTGTTTCAGGTGCCGGGACTCAAAGCGGTGCTTGCGTTTATTAAACTCCGCAAGACCGGATGAAATACCTATTCATCACGGTCGGTTTGATCGTGTTGGTGGGTGTGACGTTCGCCGTCACGAAGCGGTATTTTCCGACCGTAGTACCTGAAACCGAAATCCGATATGTCGATCGCGATATACTTCGACGGGACACCGTTACCGTCGTTCGACCTGAAATACGAACCGTATTCAGAACCGTCCGTGACACCGTCCGAATCAGTGTCAATGTGCCGCGTGACCTTACGTTCGCCGGAGTCATCACGCCGTCACCGATTCGATTTAGTCGAGGGGACGTCATACTCACTTACTTCGCCGATTCGTCGTTCGTCCAAGATCGATTCGCGATCCCGCGACCGACGTGGGGATATTCGGTGGCTTCGTTTGTGGGCGTGGATGTTCTTGACCGGTCGCCAACATTCGGATTTGAAGGACGAATTCGATATAAGCGAGTGGCGATCTTCGGACGCGCATTTGCTCTTTCAGAGAATTATCTAACGGCCGGTTTAATATTTCGATTGTATGGAAAAGATTGAACTCGTTCGGCGCGCACAAATGTCGTTCGGAACATACGGCACGATCGTAATGCCGGACGGCCAAATACTCGCAACGGTCGAACGGCCGTGGCTCAACAACGCGGCGTCGATTTCATGCATACCGGCCGGTGAATATGAATGTCGGCCGCGACGATACAATCGCGGCGGGTACGACGCCGTCGAAATCACGAACGTCCCTGACCGATCGTATATTTTATTTCACGTTGCGAACGTACCGACCGACGTACGCGGGTGTGTCGGTGTCGGCAATGATTTCGGTTTTGTTAAAAGCCAATGGGCCGTCACGTCATCGAAACTCGCGTTCGCCGAATTCATGGATCAATTGAACATGGAATTTATTCTTGTAATCAGTACATTGTGAACCGATACCGGCTCGATTATTACTTTCAAAAGGAATTCATGCGCGAATTCGACTTTGACTCCACGCTCGTTCGGGCGGAAGACGATAAACGCGCGGCCGAGAAAGCAATAAAAAAGATGAAGAAAAAGGCCGGTAACAACGGACGTTTTAAACACCAACGCCTTGTTAGGCTTGTTTAATGGGAGTCAAAATTCGAGCGCAATTGGCTGAAAAGTCAATGGCAACTTTCACGATCGGGACAACCGATCATCCAACAATCACCGACTCGAACGGCGACACCGTTGTTGTGACGCTTACGCAATACGACACGGCAGGCGCAGCGGCGATCGAAGTTGAAACGAATGCATCCGGCGCAGTTGCCGGGACCGCAATCGCAACGATACTCGATTTGGCGACGTCAGGAATCGCGCCCGGTTTTTGGGAACTCGAAGCGGTCGCCGATAAAAACGGCGCAAACCCCAAAACATTGATCCCCAATAATTACACCGGCTTTCCCTACGTGATCGAAATAAAAGCACTAAATACATTCTAAAAGCTATGTTTATTTTTCCATTGATTTTGGGCGCAACAATCGACGCCGATTTAAGAAACGCGCTTGCGGATACGTTCGGTGATTTGATGGATTCGGCGGTGTTGGTGATTGGAACGACGGGAATGGCGGCGACGCTTGTCACGTACACGTTTCCGGCCGCCGCGTTTAATGCCGCCGCCGCCGGAGTATGTACGCTGAACGGCGTACCGGATGCCGCGGACGCAACCGCGACCGGGACGGCGGCCGAAGCAACACTGACGATCGGGATTTATCAAATCACCGGTTTGACGGTCGGCACGTCGGGAACCGACGTGATTATCGACAACACATCGATCGTTTCGGGACAAACGTGTAACTTGACCGCGTTCACATGGACGCAACCTAATACGATATAAAACGATGCCGATAAACAAAACGAAGCTCGACGCGCTGAAATCCGAGTTGAACACTGACCCCGCGACACTCGGTTACCCTGCGTGGAACAACGCATGGGAATGGGTCACGGTAACAAACGCCGGTCAACCGTCGGAAGTACACACGCCAAGCGTCGATCAACCGGCGATCGAAGCATACACCGACGCCGTGCATGTGATCGTGAACAATGCAAACCGGCCGGTAAATAAATCAGCGATGTCGGCCGTCGAAATATTTGAAGGATTCGACGACGCAGAATACGACGCACTAACAGCGGCGAAGCGGCAGGAAGTGCTTTCATTGTTGACAATTTCAGAAGATGTTAACCCGTTCGGTCGGACGGCGAAATCATTGGTTCGAATTTTCGGCGGCGGTTCGGTGACGGTTTCAAACCTCGCGGCAGCGCGAAACGAAAACGTCACGCGAGGCGCGGAACTCGGACTCGGGCATATTCATCACCGTGATATTCGTCACGCACAACTATAGTTTATCATGGCTAACGAAGGAAGAAATTCATGGGTCGCGGCCGCCGCAATTGCGACGTTGACGAATTTACATTCGCTTGCCGACGGTAATATTTGGCAGTCGGCGAAACAAGATCAAACGAATGACCCGACCGATTTGATACTCCGCATTTGGGGGACGCTAGAAATGGCGGCAACCCCAACGGACGGAGATTATTACACGCTCCGATTCGCGAACGGCAACGAACACGGATCGGAAGTGTGGCCGGCGAATTTATCGGAAACGGAAACGGAGCACTCAACGGCCGGGAAAATCCTCGATATTCAGAACATGATCCCGCCCGTCAGGACGGTCGTATGGAATACCGGTGCCGACGCGACGTTGTCGTTTGAATTCGACATTATCAATCCGAACGCCGATTGGATTCTATTGATCGAAGCAAACGGACACGCACTCGCGGCGGCAGGATCATTGATTCATTTCCGATACGTATCGCCACAACTCCAATAGAAAGGGGTTGAAATATGGCGCTTCAAAACGTATTGTCAATCCCATATCAAATGGGGGCGGGTCGGCTCGATGCTATGAACCCCGTCAACCGGCAGCACCCAATTACGAGAGGCATGTTCGGTTGGTGGCACAGTCTTGGCGATTCGTTGCACCCGATCAATTTAATCAACGGCGTACAAGCGACCGTCGGGGATGGGTCGCCGGAGATCGGTCAACCGGGGCCGACAAAATTGATGAACGGAATGTTGTTCGACGGGTTGACGGATCGGATCGCTTGCAATCACGGATGGAAGGGGTACGCGCAGGGGATTAGCTGTTTCGGATGGGCGTTTAATGAAGACGATGACGGGAGCGGCGCAGATTTTATATTTGCCCACGTTGACGGCCCCGGCGGGGATGGGTGGGCGCATGGGTATTACCAATCCGGATCGAAACAACATACGACGGTGCGATTCGTCGCCGATCATTTTAGTGACGTATCATTTCTGCATACCGTCGGGAAGTGGTATCATTGGGGATTCACGTTCGACAATATCAACAACATCGCGCGGTATTGGATCAATGGCATTCAAATATCGACGGACATGACGACGCTGACGGCGGTCAATGAACACAATGATTGGGAAACCAATATCATGTCGATAGGAGCGCGGACGGATGGAACGACGGCGTCGAAGTTTTGGCCCGGTGCGATTGCAGATGTGGGCGTGTGGAATCGAGGATTGAGGAATTCAGAAGTCGTGCAATTGTATCAAGAATCGTTATTGGATTATCCCAATATGCTGAACCGGCAGAACCGAACACTGTTTGTCGGACGGAAGGCACCGGCGGCGAAAACAAAAGGAATGATATTGCTGCCGAATTATGGGTAATCAGTACGAAAAAATAAATGGCGTGATCAGGCGGAAGCATCCGTTGATGCATGGTTGTCGGCTGGCGTGGACCCCGTTCTCGAATAATGGTATCGACGTGTGGTATGACGGGATGGGACTCAACGTGCCGTTCACGATTGCGCTGAATAACGACACGAAAATGCGGCCGAGCGAAATGGGCAGGCCGTTTCCGGTGTTGTATGTCGGAACGACGTCGGTGAGGACGGACGCGAAGTATGATACAAGTTTAGCAAGACGGTGGTGCCCGAACGATTACCAATTCACGTTCATGATGTTTTTTTATGCGATATCGGAAGAAGTTACCGACCCGCGTGTGGTTACGTTTACATCGAAATTATGGGTTAACGGAACGGGGTCGGGAGCGACGGAACGTTGGCGGTGTCAATTTCAACCCACCGGAACGACGCGAACGATGGATTTCGACAATCCGCAGTCAGTTTTGAGGCTTGGAAACTGGCAGTCTATTGCGACGACGATTGATATCAGGCATGGAATTTCGGCAACGTATATGAATGGGCACATTCAAAACGACACGGACGCGTATGGTACGAACGAGTTAGGGTGGGGCACGAATGACGATATCACGATCGGGAATCGGCACAACAATAATTTGTACACGGTTGAAGGAGAATACGAGTCGTTGTTTACGTGGGAGCGACCATTGTCAGAACAAGAGATTTTGGCGATGCACAATGAAATCGTAAGCGGTTATCAAAATATCATTAACCGAGGGCCGGTCGCGGTGCCGATCTACGGCCCAAGCGGGGCTAATGCCGACGCACGATTGTACCCGTACCGAGTATGAACCGGCCGATTGACATACTGAATCCGGTAAACAAGAAAAGTGCGTTCGCCGCCGGCCTTGTTGAAATGTTTCACGCCGAAATACGCGCGTCCGGTGCGGTGATTCACGGCTTAATTCGAGGCACCGAAGTACCTGCAAACACCGGAACGGTGCCGCGCGAAGGCCGCGGGTTCAAATTCAATGAAACGAACGCATTCGCAACACCGTCAACGGCACCGGCATATTTGCGGCAAGGCCGATTATTGACGTCGTGTACGATGTTCATGGATTTAGAAATGATACCCGACGCCGCCGATGATTTCGCATTCATGGCCGTCGAAGGATCAGGAACCGATTCTTGGGATTGGTACATGGCGAACAAACGATATTGGCGTTTTGGAAATCAATCGGGGACGCATCAAACCGATTCAATCGGTGGGTGGGCGTACGCGGCCGGAGTATTGTCAGATGAAAAAAGACACATTATTGCGGTGACGTTCGAATATCCCGGCAACGTGTCGTTTTATGTCGACGGGCGTTTCGACGTTTCAATCGCAGCGGTCGGGGCGTGTACCGATCAGTCTAGGGAATTCAAAATCGGAAACAACCTGACGTACGGTGTCGGGAATTTCCCGTTTTATTCGTCGTTGATTTATGATCGAGCGTTCACGGCGGAAGAAGTGTGGCACACGACGCAACAAATAAAAAATGATTACCCGTCGTTGCTGAATCGAATGCCGATGTACGTGCCGGGGCTGTTTTCATCAGTAACCGAGGTCGATTTAAGCGTCGCATTGGCGAACGCCGCCGCAACATTGTCGGCGAATATTGACGTCGAACCTGAAATAACGGCAGGATTAATCAACGCGGCCGCTGTACTTGCCGGAACGATTGATGTCGACAACGACGTTTCGGCCGTATTAACAAACGCCGCGCAGATTGTTTCGGGCACACTTGAAGTGCTCGACGATATTTCGTCGGCATTGTCGAGTCCGACACCGGTCGTTTCTGCTACGATCGACAACGAACTCGAAGCATCGGCCGCATTAGCGAACGCCGCTGCCGTTGTCGCAGCAAACATAGACGTAGAACCCGAATTAAGTTCAGCGTTATCGAACGCGGCCGCCGTAGTCGCAGCAACGATTGATAACGAATTGGAAGCATCGGTCGCGTTATCAAATGCCGCCGCCGTAATTGCCGCAACAATCGATGTCGAATTAGAAGCATCGATAGCGTTATCGAGTCCCGCGCCGGTGCTCGCGGGTAATATTACGACCGGAACGAATTTGTCGGCCGCGCTTGTGAATGCGGCTGCCGTACTTGCGGCGACGGTGGACAATGAATTGGAAACATCGGTGGCACTTGCGAACGCCGCAGCCGTGATTGCCGCCGTCATCGATAACGAATTAGAAGCGTCGTCGGCACTGACGAATGCCGCTGCAACGCTCGCCGCAACGATTGATGCCGAATTAGAAATCACGTCGTCGTTGACGATCGCGGCTCAATCGCTTGCCGCAACGATTGCCCACGTAAGCGAAGCGCAAAAATTAGAAACGTGTGCCGGTGCGTTCACACACGAAACCGCAGCCGGAGCGTTTGCAATTGAAACAACCGATGGCGAGTTTACATTCGAAACCGCCGAGGGCCGATTCCTCGCCTAATAAAACCCCAAACACGTAAACCGATGTATATCAGACTCATAGTAGAAAACGACGACAAATCGATCGACAAAACCGTACAATGCGGAACGGTCACATTCGGGCACGACCCGAAAAACAAATCGAAAATGATCGCAACGTTTTCAGGTATGGTGCCCGAAAAAGACGGTGATCCACTCCCGTCGGAAACAGTCCGATTCCCCAAAAAAGGCACGAAACTAGTCCGTTTGCAGACAAAAGACGGATGGATGTAGCTGATCGAATTGATCACTCGTAAGAAAACCGAACATGAAAAATGTCAACGACGGAACTCTCGACGTCGCAGTCGAAGATATTGAACCGCATCCGGCGAACCCACGCGAGGGAGATGTCGGAGCGATTGCAGAATCAATTGCTGAAAACGGATTCTATGGGCGCATCGTCGTCCAAAAGTCAACCGGTCATATCATTGCAGGAAATCATCGGTACAAAGCCGCGTGTCATTTGGGATATAAAACGGTCCCGGTGCAATACGTCGATGTCGATGACGATCGTGCCTTGCGAATTCTGACGGTTGATAACCGATCGAACGACCTTGCGACGTATCGAAACGATGAATTGTCGACGTTGCTTGTTGAATTGGCAAAGACGCCGGACGGATTATCGGGCACCGGATTCGACGGTGACGACCTCGATGCGCTGTTGAAAGACATCGGCGAGCCTGATTTCAGTGATTCGCGCATCGCCGGAGATGAACAAAACACATTGATCGTGAACTGCGAATCCGAAAACGAGCTTCGCACGTTATACGGCGAAATGGTAAACCGAGGCCACAAATGCAGAATTATGAGCTAACATTATCGGCGACACCGTCGCAATCGTTCCGGTGCATGAAAGCCGCGAACTCGCTCGACATCGATATCGAAAAGAAATTGACACACCATTTTTCGGTTGATGCCGATTTCGATTCCGAATTCAATGTCGGTTTAATCGTCGGCGCATCCGGTTCCGGTAAAACAACATTAGCAAAACACGTATTCGGCGACGATTGTTTTCACGAACATCTTGATTTAGGACGGCCGGTGATTGATCAATTCCCCGACGACATGGAATACAACGATTGCGCGGCGTTGCTGATCGGTGTCGGATTGTCGCAGGTTGTGTGCTGGATTCGTCCGAGCGTGACGTTGTCGAACGGTCAACGAGTACGTGCGGAAATCGCATTGCACATGGCACACGACGTCTCAGGCGTTGTGGCGATCGATGAATGGACATCCGTCGTCGACCGCACCGTTGCCAAAGCAATGTCACACACCGTTCAAAAACACGCGCGTCGGAATAAACGGCGATTCGTTTTGTGTTCGTGTCATTACGACGTCATCGAGTGGTTGCAACCGGATTGGATTCTTGATTGCAACAAACAGACATTCACCGTTTAAAAAAAAAAGAACGGCGCGAAAAACTACAGTTCGACATCCGGCGTGTCGACCGAAGCACATGGCGATATTTTAGCAAGTATCATTATTTGAGCGAACGGCTCCCGGGTGGGCACATCGAAACGTTCGGTTTGTTTTGCGGCGACGATCAAATCGGGTTTCAATGTTTCGCGAATTACGTGCCGTGGCGCGACAAGGTCAACACGCGCGAAAAAATGCATTCGAATCGAACGGTTGTGCATCCTGATTATGTCGGCCTCGGACTCGGAATCCGCGTCATCAACGTGACGTCGGAATACATGACGCGCGAAGGGTACGACGTTCGAGCCAAATTCTCGAGCGTTCCGGTATTCCGCGCCATGGAACGTCAATCGTGTTGGCAATTTCAAGACGAACAACGTCCGATCGGGAAAACGCGTGTCGGCGGCAACATGAATCGTCAAACATCGTTTCGGGAAAACGTGCGAGTATTTGCGTTTCGCTATATTGGGGGAATAGAACTCGACGAATATGCCTGAGAACTACGAAAAATACACGCCTGATCGCATGATCGAAGCGTTGAAGGCCGCATCCGGTGTCATCGCCGCCGCCGCGCGTCACGTCGGATGTTCGCGCAACACCGTCAAAGCGTACATGGATCGCTACCCCGAAGTCATGGCCGCATGGGAAGAACAATACGAATCGATCGGCGACGAATGGGAAGGTCAATTGATTTCGTTGATACGAAAACCGAAACACAAGGACTATTTCGCCGCTTTGCGGTTCGGTTTGCGAACGCGTTATCGAAAACGCGGTTATGGCGACCGGCAGGAAATTGAGCATTCAGGATTCAAGATGCCGGAAGGGTTTAAAATTACGATCGTAAACAAACGGCAGGATGCAGATAGCGACGACGCCGACGACGATTGAATCGCCGATCGAAGGGACGTGGATATTAGAAGAAACCCTCAATTGCACGTCGCGTTACCTCGTTTTACAAGGCGGCACACGATCATCGAAAACGTATTCGGTCATGCAATCGTTCGCGACACGGTTGTTCACGCCGTCGGAATATGGCGCACGAATGGACGTCGTTCGTAAAACGATGCCGTCGTTACGCGGCTCGGCAATGGTTGATTTCTTTGAAATCTTACACGCGAATGATTTATACAATCCCGATTGGCACAACAAGTCGCAAAACGAATATGTCGTTCCGCATTACGACACAAAGGTGTCGTTTCTCGGACTTGATCAGGCGCAAAAGATCCGTGGCCGTGGCCGCGATCGGTTGTTCGCAAACGAGGCGAACGAATTAACCGAAGAAGATTTCCTTCAATTGCGCGTCCGTACGCGAAAACAACTGATTTTCGATTACAATCCGTCCGATCAGTTTCATTGGATATACGAGAAAGTGTTACCGCGCGACGATTGCACGATATTCAATTCGACGTACATCGACAATCCGTATTTGCCGCAATCGTTGGTCGACGAAATCGAGTCGTTAAAGGACATGGACCCCGATTATTGGCAAGTCTATGGACTCGGAAAACGCGGCGTCAATCAAGCGACAATATTTCCGCTATGGGAGTTCGAAGAAGAATTCCCCGACGACGCAATCGATCCGGTGTATGGACTCGACATCGGTTTCACGAATCAGACGGCACTTGTTCAGGTCGTCGTCAACGAAACGCGCGACGGCAAAGATGAACTCGTATGGGATCAACTGTTATATGAACGACGATTGACCGATGACGATTTGATTGCGCGATTCGATGCGTTGGGAATCATAAAACACCGCCCGATGTATGTCGATTCATCGTCGGTGCAGACGATTGAAAACCTTCAACGCGCCGGGTATAACGCCGGTCCGTCGGATAAATCAGTCGGCGACGGGATAAAGTCCGTAAAATCATATAAATTGCGCGTGACAAAACGATCGTCGGATCTGCAAAAAGAACTTCGTGCATACAGATTCAAGGTCGATCGTGACAATCGTGTACTCGAAGACCCCGTAAAATTTCGCGATCACGCCATCGATGCGGGTCGCTATGCAACACATTCTCATTTTGGTGAACGCGGGGGCGAATCATGGATCGTAGAATAGTCGATATTCATACGCTGAAAACGGCCGGTGGAACCGAGCTTGTTCAATTGATGAACAAGGCCCTTGACACGGACAAAATCAGTATTCAAAAAGCGTATCAAACCGTTTCATACATGCGAGCGGCCGTACGATTTCGCGCCGGTGACGTCGCGAATGTGCCGTTTGTGATCCGGCGCAAAGGACGACCGAAGCGGGAAAAGCCGATATACGATTCGCGCCTCGGTGAATTGCCGCCTCAATACATGTGGTTTTCGAAGCTGTCGCACCTGATTTTTTTGATCGAAGCATCTGTATGCCTCACCGGAAAAGCCGCGATGTTTATCGAGCGTTCCGGCCGGTCGGTTGTGAATCTGATTTGGATGAACCCGTTGTCGGTGACGCCGATTTATCACCGCACGACCGGGCAATTGGTTCATTACAACCGGAAAGTCAACGGAAAAGACGTCACGCTCGCGATCGAGGACGTCGTATTCATTGCACCGTTAGACGTGTTCGACGAACAACACGGAACGGTTCCCGACGCACAGGCGGCGTTGATAAACGCGACGATAATCCACAATCTCAATGAGTTTTTGTCGGGCGATTTGAAAGGCGGTTTATTAAAAAACATGCTTCTGCTTGTCGGTCCACAAACGCCGGTGAATGAACGGTCGGTTTTAAAAACGTTCATGGACGAAAATTTCAAAGGCGCACGATCGAAGAAAAAGTATGCCGTCATGCGCGCCGACAAGGTTGACCCCGTAATGATCGGTAACGGGCTCGCGGATTTGCACGACGCCGCAATCGAGTCTGAACAACGACGGGCAATCGCCGCCTCGTTGCGGATTCCGCATAGTGTCCTGACGTCGGATGCTGCAAATTATGCGGTTTCTCAGCAGGACAAATTGAATATGACGACCGGAACGACGATCCCGCAATGTCAGAATCATGCAGCCGAACTCGTGTTTCAGTTATTTTCGACAATCGGTTTGCATTTTGAATTTCAATACAAGCTGATCGAATCGCTACAAACGGCCGAGCTCGAACAAGCGAAAGCCGTCGGTGAAGTCGTCGAAAAAGGAATTCTAACGCCGAACGAAGGGCGCGAAATCATCGGGAAAGAACCGATCGCCGGTGGTGATGTGCTTCGCGAAAAACAAACGCTCGCGCTGTCGACAGGGAAAACACTTGGATTCGATACATTGAAACTCGTTCGTGCATGGGAGAAAAACGCGTACGATTACGGGCGCGATTTCATTCAATCGACCGAAGGGATTCCCGATCGAATTGTGAAAACGATCCAAACGCGACTTGACAACGGCGAACCGTTGGCGGCAGCATTTTCGCCGCCGTGGGTCGACAATTACCCGATCACGAATGGCGTCGCTTGATCTATTTGCGAAGGGCAAGAAACGGCGCGCGTTAAAAAAGGCGATGGACGCCGAACGCGAACGCCGCGAAAAACGTCATCGAAAACCGATGCGTCGCGCGCTCGATACACAAATTGAATTGATAAAGGATGACATACGGCAAACCGGAAACTTCGACAAGATTCATTCGGAACCACTTGAGCAAGCGGTTGACTCGACTACACTCGACATCGGCGAACACTTCGCCAAAATCTCTATTGCGGCCGCCAAGGAAAAATTCGGAGAACGAGACCGCGACGAGGGCGCAATCGAACGGGCGCGCGAAATCATCGAAGCGTATTCGCGAAACGAAGTTGTTCGCCGCGTCAGTATGTACGACAATCATTTGCGCCGCATTGTCGGTGGTATTATTTCGGACGTACGAACGAAATACTTCCGGCAAGACGTCCTTAAAACATTCGAAAGCGCGGAGATCGCCGAAATTCTTTCCTTGATCGATCGATGGTGGACCGACAATGCAAAGGTGCGAACGATCGGGATCGTGTCCGACACGGCGGTCAACGGAATGAACCTCGGAATGAATTCAGGATTTCAAGGCATGGACCGCGAAGTCATGAAAATTTGGATGGCAACGCTTGACGGAAAAACGCGCGATTCACACGCGATTGCGGATTCGCAACCACGATTGATGGACGAAGCGTTCGATCTCGAAGGCGGCCAACTAATGATGCCGGGAGATACTTCGCGCGGCGTCGATATGGCTGAAATCTATAATTGCCGATGCGGTATATCGTATGAGGCACTCGAAACTATTTGACAAAATGACGGAAGTTCGAATCGAAGAATACATGACCGGAAACGAAACGCGGTCATTATCGGACAATCAAAAAGGCGAAGTCCTCGGCGCAGTCGAACGAATGTTCAACGGGCATTGCGACGAAATCGTAATAAAACGAAAAGGGAAATCGCTGAAAATAGACCAAAAACGGCTACAACACTCGGTTGGTGCCCGATAGCACTCGGCACGTATTGACACGACGTCGACCGATAGGTACATTGCCTGTGCAATTCTCTCTATCGTGGTGGGATGATCAGGAATTGCGTCTGTAAAAAAAGCTCGCATTGCGGAACGCTCATATCAGAGGGCGGCTTGATTTTAAAGGGATCGGGCCGCCTTTTCTTTTTATATGAATGACGAACTGAAAGCCCTACTCGAACGATACGGTGTCGACGACACGCGTCAACTCGTTCAATTAGGCGACACGGTCAAAGCACTCGGAAACAACAAATTCGCAGGTCGCGCCGTTCGTTGGGGTTCTCCCGGCGATGTTGATTTGATCGGGGATTATTTCCACGCGAAAACCTACTACGGCGAAGTCGAAGGGAATACGTACCCGATTTATTATCAACACGGATTCGACGGGACGTTGAAAAACCTGCAAATCGGAACGGCGAAACTCAATATCGACGAAGAAGGTTTGTGGTTGGAAGGGCAACTCGAAATACGTGAGGAATACTTATCGCGCAACGAGGCCGAAGAAGCACAAAAATGGCTTCGCCCGATCTATAAACTTCTTGATGGCGGCGTCCTCGGACTGTCGACCGGTGCGCTTTCGCACCTTGCATCGGGTCGGTTTATGGGCAAATCATTTCAATGGGATCAATGGATCATCGGAGAAATTTCTTTGACACCGAACCCGGCCGAACCACGCGCCGAAGCCGATCCCGTCAAAAACGCTCATGCGTTGGCGACATACGCAGAAATTAGAAACCGTCCGACGTTCAAATCACTGATCGGCGACACGCAAAAGACCGAAGTCAAGATCGACGGCGAACAAGTCGCAAAAGCGATCGATGTAAATATCAATATCAGCACTCCCGAAAAAGATCAAACAAAAACGATGAACGAAGCTCAAAACACAGAAGCCGTCGACAAAAAAGAAACGGATCTTTCAGCGAAATTAGACACGCTGATCGAAGTCGTTTCCGAGTCGAACGGACGGGTCAAAGCACTCGAAGCGGCCGAAGCCGCACGTGTAGCGGCTGCGGGTGACGACGCTCTGAAAGCGGGAGTCAACGCCGGTGGCGGTTCCAATTTTGCAACGAATGCTGCTGCAATCATTACGCATGGCATTCCGCATCACAAGTACGATAACTATTCGATTTGTGAACTCGCGATGTGCGCGGATTTCCTCGATGCCGGTTTCGGTGTCACGGCGAAAAACCGCGCACCGTCACAAGGGCTTTACGCGCACCTTGCATCGCGATTGATGGCGTCCGACGGTGAACTCGATCGGTACAAATTCGCAAAAAATGAATTTCTTGAGTTTGCCCGATTGAACGGATTGACGTTGAAAGCAAATGAATTGATGCAATCGACACTCGCCGCAGGCGGTGACGAATGGATCGGCGTAGCATATTCCTCAGAAATATGGGACGAAATTCGTGACTCGCAGTTCGTATTGCCGACGTTGAAGCAAATTGAATTCCCTGCCGGAGCCGAATCAATGACGATCGGCAAGAAAACCGGTTCGGTAACATTTTACACGATCGCACAGGCGTCGGCACAATCGGCGAACCCCGGCGATACGACACACACCGTCACGACATCGAAAATGACGACAGGTCAGGTTTCGTTGTCGCTCGCGAAAGTCGGGGCCGGATCAACGATCACGGGCGAACTGTCGGAGGATTCATTTCTTCCGGTCGTATCGGTTCTGCGTGACGATTTCATCGAGGAAGGGCGCGAAGTGCTCGATTCGATGGTTCTCGACGGCGACACCGCCGCCGGTGCGTCGGCAAATATCAACGATATTGCCGGAACGCCGGGAGGAACGGAATTTTTCATGGCATTCAACGGAATGCGGAAATCGTGTCTTGTAACGACGACCGCGAATTCTCGCGACGGTGGTGTGCTTGATGAAAACGATTTTTTGGAAACGGCCGCGCTTATGGGTGATGCAGGAAAAGAAGGTGCCGACATTACGAAAGTTCAGTTCGTAATCGATCCGGCAACGCATCGCAAAGCCGTTCAGCTTCCTGTTTTCAAAACGCGCGATGTCAACGGACAAGCGACAATTGAAAACGGCCGTCTGACGAATGTTTACGGATATCCCGTTGCAACGTCATACAACATGCATCGTGGCTCGACCGATCGTAAAGCGAACGCAGCCGGTAAGGTTGATCTCGACACGACGGCGAACAACGCGAAAGGCGCAATTCTTGCGTATCGCGGCGACCGTTGGATGTTCGGTTGGCGTCGTCGTGGAACGATCGAGGCTCAGCGCGTCCCGCGCGCCGACGCGACAGAATTCACGTATATCTTACGCTGTGGACTCGTTCAACGAGACACCGAAGGATCTGCAATCACATACAATGTAACCGTTTAGGGTGCAATCATGGGTAAAGGTGGAACGTATATCCAACGCGAAGCAGCGGCGGGTGTCCACGGCGTACGCGCGAAAACGGTAGAATTCACCGAGGACGGAGGCACGACCATAACCGGTTCGGTCGCTATCCCGGCGGGTTCACTTGTTCTCGATATCAAAGTTCGTAATACCGTTTTGTGGGATGACGGCACATCGGCGACGATGATCGTCGGTGACGACGACGATGCGAACGGATTTTTCGCTGCTGTAAACGTAAAAGCGACGGATCTCGTTGTCGGCGAAGAAATCAACTTTGAAAATTTCGGTGGTAAACAAGGCGTTTATCTCGTTGCGGCAACCGGACATCGCGCCGTCTACTATCCGGCTGCAAATAATATCATCGGCGTCGTCACATCGGGCGGCCAAGATGGGAGCGCAGGCCGAACACTAATGACCGTGATTTACGTCGAGGCTTCGAAAGAACAAGCCGTCAGCGTATAAACCCGCAGACCGTCAACGGTTTGGGGTCAACCGTTTACGCACGAAGGGGAAGCCCGTCCGTCCTACAAGATGGACGGGTTTTCTTGTTAAACCAACACGACAATGAAAGTAGAATTTATCCGCGATTATCGAGGCAAACCGACACGCGAGCGTTTTTTTGAAACCGGTGAGGAATGGGAATGTGGTGAACACACCGGGGCCGTTTTGATTTCTGTCGGTGCCGCAAAACAGGTCGGCAAAAAAGCCGCACCGAAGAAAAAAGCTCCCGCGAAAAAGAAAACACCCGCTAAATCAAAGGCGAAGAAATGAGCAAATTCAGAGACATCAAAATCAACGTCGTCACAGATGCCGGTGGTGATTTCAGCGAAGAAACCGCCGTTGGTTTCGGCCGACTCGTTGCCGTCGAAGTCAACGACATCGACCTTGCGGCGACGGCCGATATTACGATTGCATGTACGTCGTCGCCGGGTGGCATTGATCGCGACTTGATTGTGTTAACGAATGTTACCGCCGACGCATGGCACGACGTTCGCGGTCTTGGTTCGAATGTAGCCGGTGCGTCGTCGTCGGAGTACGTACACCCGTTCGTTGCCGGTGCAATCACCGTCACCGTCGCACAAGGCGGTAACGTATTAACCGGAACGGTCGTTTTATACATCGAGGAATAAATGCACGTAACACGAACCGATCCGTCGATTGAACCGGTTACGATTGCCGAAGCGAAAACGCATTTGCAAATCGAACACGACGACGATGATTTGTATATCAAATCATTGATCGAAGCCGCGCGCGTCGAATTCGAAGGCAACACCGATCGCGCGTTAATCACGCAAACGGTGACCGTTGAATTTGATTCCGGTGACATCAATGTCATGTCGGCAATATTCCCGATTCGGCCGGTGATCACGTTGACGTCGTTTAAATATTACACGTCCGACGGTGTTGCGACCGCATGGACCGACGGTTCGGATTTTTATACGTACGGGCTTGATCCGATGAAACTCGTTCCTGACAACTCGTTGTTTATTGCGGAACGCCGTTCACAAGCATTTCAAATGATCGCGTCATGCGGTTACGGTGCGACCGCCGACACCGTACCGAAAGACATTCGCGACGCGTTATTGACGCGCGTGTCCGATCGGTTTTGGAATGAATCATCGGTGATTCCGGGCATGTCAGTTCAAACGAAAACGCCGGTTTCGTTCGACGACGTCGTTGATAAATATTGTTCATTCGTGATAATGTAATGCCGCGACTAAGACATCCACATCGTTTGCAATTCGTCGATCGGACGATGACGAAGAACGCTTCACACGAACGCGTTCCGGCCGACAAAGTATTGAAAACAATTTGGGGCACATTGAAAAACGTCACCGGCCGACGCGGTGAAATCGCGGAGCAATTCCGTGGCGTCGCAACGCATTTCGCGCGCGTGAATTTCGATCCTGATTTCGCGTTGAAAGGCGAATCAATCAAGGCCGAACATCACATGATTTTTGATTCGCGCCGTTTTGGAATTACAGGGATCTATCGGCCGAATGAACGCGGTCGTGAACTTATGATTGTATTCGAGGAATTGCAGACGTAATGCCGAAACGCGGAGCCATAGAATTTAAAATCAGTCGTCGTGAAATGGATCGTGTCACGAAGAACATGGGCAAATACGGCGACGGCGTACGTCGACGTCTAAAACACGCCGTCGAAGATACGTTGTTAGCCGTTCAACGCGAGGCCGTTCGGCTCGTACCGGTGAAGCGAGGCAATTTAAAACGCACGATTCGACCTGATAAGATCGGTTCATACGAAGGCCGCATTCTCGTCGGTGGGCAAAACGACGTCGATTATGCGTCCGACATCGAATACGGCACGAAAGCACACACAATCGAGCCGGTCAACGCAACGATTTTGCGATTCAAAGTCGGAGGACAAATCGTGTGGGCGAAAAAAGTAAATCACCCCGGCACCGCCGCGCAACCGTTCATGGCACCGGCCGCCGAATCGCAACGGCAACCACACATTGACCGTGTTGTGAGGGCACTCCGACCGAATGCTTGATCCACGAGTTACGATACGCGACGCCGCCGGTGACGCATTGATTGTTCAATTGACCGCCGACGGTTACACGACCGACACGGCGAATCGCGTTGTGACGAATCCTGATATTGATACGCCACGGCCGTACATCCAATTGAATCAAATGTCCTATCAACCGTGGTCGACGCGCACACACGAGGGCGCGAACTGTCGATTGACAATGGTCGCGGTCGCCGAAACATTAACCGAAGCAATGACCGTCGCCGCGTCGATTGTTTCGAAACTCGGGCGCAATTTATTGACGCTCGATTCACCGCACGAAACGAAAATGGCGTGGCCTGAATTCACCGACGAAGATGCGAATCTCGAATGGCGCGTCGGCGAAATCGATTATTACGGCGTCGTCGTTCGAATGCGCTATCACACAATGGAAACCGGATAAACGAATGGATATCAGAATAGGAATCATGGTGCCCGTATGGGGTCGTCACCGCCTCGCGGCCGCGTCGCTCGAATGGAACCGTCGTGCATTAGAGCGCGCCGGTGCCGAGGTCGTGGGCGTCGTCGTGGGCAGCGAGGGAGCGAAATCAAAGGCCGTTGCCGAAAAGGCAGGATTCGAATACGTCGAACACAAAAATCAACCGTTGGGCGCGAAATGCATGGCCGCCGTTCCGACATTACAAGCCGCCGATTGTGACGCCGTGATGTGGCTCGGATCGGATGATTTCATTTCACAGGCATACGCCGATTTCGTTGTCGAAAAAATCGACGAAGGTTATCAGGCGATTTCGCATCGGTCGTGTTGTTTTTACAACGGCAACGACCGCGTGTATCACGCGCGGTTTATCACCGGCGTCGGCGCAACGGTGTCGACGGCGTTGCTCGACAATCTACGATGGAAGATGTTCGATCCGACGTTGACGAAATACCTCGACCGGTCGTTCAAAGAATTGGTTTGGGACAAGGCGAATCCGGCCTACGTGATTACGGATTGCCTGTATAAAAATCATATCGTCCCGATTCTCGATGTGAAAACCGATGAAAACATGTGGTCGATGAGAGCCATGCGGAAGATCGTCAAACTCGATCACCGTCCCGCAAACGTTTTTCTCGATACGCATTTTCGTGGGCTACGAAAGAAGCTCGAAAGGATCACCGTAACAAAACAAACAGATAAATGAGTATTAAAAACGGACGGGCGTTCCTCGCGTACTTCGCGACCGCTGCGCCCACACTCGGACACTCGACGGCCGACGCCGCGTACACGGTTGCCGCGTATTTGGTGTCGTTGTCGATTTCGTCATCGGTCAACGCGATCGATATTTCGAACAAAGATTCGGGCGAAAATTCTGAATACCTCGGCGGCCGTCGGTCGACATCGTTCACAGCAACGATGCGATTTAAAACGGCCGAGGACGGGGGGCAAGGAAAATTCGTTGCCGCGTTCGAATCGGCCACAAAAGAATTGTGGTTCCTTTTCAGTTCCGACGTCGCCGGTGACGAGGAATATTATGGGAAAGCGATTCTTACATCGTACGACGTGAACCTTGATGACGAATCGGCGATCGAAGTTTCGATCTCCGCAAACGTCACTGGCGCGCTGACTCAGGGCACCATAACTTAAAAGGGAAATTTATTCCCTTCAATTAGTTACGGTGATCCCATATGCAGAACGCATATCACGACGGCTATAAAATCGAGTTGGGCGGCGAGCCGAAATTCCTTCGGCTCTCGCTCGCCTCGATTCGTGTCGCCGAAGAAGTTCACGGCGTCATTGTCGATTTGACGACACTCGACGACGGGACGTTCAAACCCTCGATGTTCGCGACCCTCGTATGGTGCGCACTTTTACACGACGATCATATGTTGAAAGAAATCGACGTAATGATCCAATTGATGAAGGAACCGCCCGAATCACAGCAACGAATTCAATTCGTGCTTGGTAAAGGAATGGCCGACGTCGGGGAATCGATGAACAGTTTCAGGCATGGAGTCGAAGCGTCCGAGTTGACGACAAACGGTCAGACGACCGAGACGACGGAGACCATAGAAGTGGTCAACGCAGACGATTCCTAGATTTCGACGCGGTTGACGAAGCCGGATTTCGATTACTCGGATTGTACCCGGCACAGATAGACAAATTATCAATTCGATATTTCTTTCGCGCGCTATTATGGGCCGCGCAAGAAAAACGAGACGAAACCGATTTCGCTTGGCAACGGTCGCTCGCCATTGCGACGGCCGTTTTGAAATGGGGCGGCGGTTCGAGTATAAAAGACAACGTGCCGCTGACATACGTTTACGATCAAACGATCGGTGACGCCGGAAAACAACGGCGGCAAAAACAAATCGGCGGGGCCGAATTAGAACGAGAATTCGAATTAGCTAAACTCAGATCACGCGACCGCGCGCAACGGAATGGCATTAGGAATCGGCAAACAAGTTGATCAACTATTTATCGGCGTCGGATTAAATCCGAAGGAGTTCGATAAAGGTCTAAAATCCGTCACGAAGAAGATCAACGGTGCCGGAAAGAAAATGATGGGCGTCGGCAAGACGTTCACAAAATCGGTGTCGGCCCCGATACTTGCGTTCGGCGTTGCGTCGGTCATCGCGTGGGACAAACAAGCAAAAGCAATCGCGCAAGTCGAAGCCGGTCTAAAATCGACCGGTGGGCAAGTCGGCCTCACGACGGCGGAGCTCCAAAAAGCCGCGCAAGAGATTCAATCGAATTCGATTTTTGGTGATGAGGAAATCATGACCAAGGCGACGGCGAATCTTTTAACGTTCACGAATATTTCCGGCGAAGCGTTTATTCGCACCCAACAAGTCGCCGTTGATTTGTCGCAGAAAATCGGCACCGATTTAACGTCGTCGACAATCATGTTGGGCAAAGCGTTAAACGATCCGGTCGCGAACATGGGCGCGCTCGGTCGTGCCGGTATTCAATTTTCCGTCGAACAAAAAGAGGTCATCAAGGCACTTGCCGAAGGCGGTCGGCTCGCCGACGCGCAAACGATTATACTCGGCGAGCTTGAAACGCAATTCGGTGGCGCAGCTGCAGCGGCCGCCGCCGCCGGTGCCGGTCCATTTCAACAGTTGATGAATACGGTCGGCGACATGACCGAAATGTTCGGCAAAATCATCACCGAAGCATTGATTCCGTTGGCCGCGAAGTTCAAAGCCGTCACGGAAAAGATCATGAAATTGTCGCCGGAGAAAAAGAAACTGATCGTGGTCATCGCGGCGATTGCGGCGGCTTTACCTCCCTTGATTTTTGGCATCGGTGCATTGATGGCCGTTATCAATCCATGGGCCGTCGCGATCGGCCTCGTTGTTGCGGCCGTCGCATTGTTGATCATCAAATGGAAGGACATCAAAGCGTGGATCGATACGAAGATGCCGATCATCGGCCGCATCATGGACAACGTTTGGATCGGCGTCAAAGATTTATTCGTGTCCGTCGTCGAAGCGTTCAAGTTCGGGTTCAACGTTATTTGGAAAGCGTTCGATTGGTGGATTCACATTTTCACATCGACGTGGGACATTTTCAAAGCATTGTTTTCCGGTGATTGGGCCGGTTTATGGGAGGGCGTAAAGAATTTATTTTCCGGCATGTGGGACCGCATCAAAGACGCGTTCGCCGCCGCGATTCAGGGCATTATGAAAATCTTGCCGGGGTTCGTGAAAGATTGGCTCGGCATTACGGAGGACGTCGCCGGTGGTGCCGACGACATCGCTGAAAAATTAGAGGAAGATGTACCGGACGCCGCGAAAACAGCCGTCGATGCCGTCGGCGATTCGCCGGGTGGTCTAGCATCCGAAATGGGAAAGACGATCGGCGCGTTGGAGGACGGCAAAAAAGCCGCCGAAGAATTAGCCGGAAAGGATGAAAACCACGGTTTAAAAGCCGTTTCGAAGGAAGCATTTCTATTGTCTCCGATAATCGCCGGACTCGGAACGTCGATATTCGACGTCGCACACGTTCAATTCGGGCAGTCCGAAACAGAAATCGCCCTGCGTGTCGACGGCATGAAAGCTAAATTGCTCGAACTACCGGCGACGATCACGAATGATCTCGTTCCGGTCGTTGTCGACATGACGCCGTGGCAACAATTCCGCGCCGGTGCCGGGATGGAAATCGATGCGCTTGCACGAAAGGTCGACGGGCCGGGAGGTATCACGGCCGTGTTTACTGATTTCGGTGCGTCGATGGGACTTGGTCCGGCGGGTAGCGGAATTTTCGGAGGCGTATTCAGTGCACTCGGCAGCGGTTCAGGATTGACCGGCGTGTTGACGAATTTAGCGTCGACCGTAATTCCGGGCATCGGCCCCGCGTTTGCGGCACTTGCGCCGGTGATTTCAAACATCGTTTCCGGTATCACGTCAACCGTTCAAGGGTTGTCCGACGCATTAGGATTCGGAACGATCGGCGACAAGCTCGTCGGCATTGCTCGCGATAAAATATTGCCGGGAGTTATTAAAGGGCTTCAAAGTCAGGGCGTGGGTGCCGAAGGTATTTTCGATCAAATCATCGCCGAAGGCGAATTGTTCGGCACATCAGGATTGTCAGAGCAACAATTGATGACGTTGATCGAGTCGATTCTATGGCCGGGAGGACGCCCGACCGGAATCGGAACGGCCGGTGTGATTGATACACCCGTTCCGGTGGGTGTCGATGAAAACGGAAATCCTATATTCGCATGGCCGACCGGAAGCGGCATGAACGAAGGGAAATTAGGCAATGATTTCAAAACAGGAAGCACACGCGGGTCGCCGTTCACAGCATTCGGTGGGGGATTCATCCCCGGTTTCACGCCGCTCGGCGGTGCGATCGGTTTGAATACAGGCCGCGGGATTGGTGTCACGCAGTTCGGCGGTGCGTTCACCGGTAGCGGTTCGATAGGCGTTCGTCCGCCCGGTCGAGGACTCGGCGTCGGGTCCGACATCGTTCAAACGGTGATCATCAATCTTGACGGTGTTCAAATAGGGCGTTCGGTCGTTCGTGGGCTTCCCGGCGTTCTTGATACGTACGGAATTGTCGGGGGCGGTTAATGGGCGCGATTACGATTCAGGACGGGGCGGCCACCGACATCAATTTCAAAGCCGGTTCGCCGACGTGGGAAAACTCGATCAATCAACGCGGCACCGCAACGTTTATCGTCGAAGCCGGGCCTGACGTCACGACGTACCCCGTTGACGAGGGCGAAGATGTTTTTATTCTCGACGCCGGTACAAAAGTTTTCGGGGGTCGCGTCGTTCATATTAAAGAAACCGACGTTCTAATGACCGGCCGAACGCAACGGTTGTTGTCGTATTCGTGTCTCGATTTCGATCAAATTGCAATTCGCCGTGTCGTGAACGATTCGTATTCCGCACAAACGGCCGGTGCAATCGTGTCGGATATTATTACGAATTACCTCGACGGGGAATCTGTCACCGAAGGCACGATCGAGGGCGGCCCGACGATATCAAAAATCGTTTACCCACATATGTATGCGTCGGTCGTGCTTGATGAATTGGCCGCGCTCGCGGGTTTCGATTGGGAAATCAATTTGAATAAAGCGTTGCAATTCAAACCGCGAACGGCAACGGCGGCGGCGTTCAATTTGACATCGTCGAATAAGGATTATCTCGATATTTCGAAATCTAAAACGACGAATCAATACATCAACAAACAGATCCTTCGCGGCGGCATCGACATCGACACCGGATTGACGGAAACGATCGCCGGTGACGGAAACACGCGCGCGTTTTTGATTCGCAAGTCGGCGAACAATGTCACGCTCGTTGAAACGAATATCGCGTCGGCAGGATTTACGACAAAAACTCACGACACGGCCGGAGAATCAGGTTCCGATTTCTATTGGCAAAAAGGATCGCACACGATCGAACAAGACGTCGGCGGGACCGTGTTGAACGCCGCCGATTTGATCCGCATAACGTTCGACGCCGAAGTGCCGGTGATCATTGAATCGGAACTCGGTTCGGAAATCACCGCGCGAGCCGCCGTCGAATCAGGATCGGGCATTTACGAAAACGTTTTCACCGATCAAAAAATCGATGACGTCGATTTAGCGATCGACATTGCGGCCGCACGACTAGAGCGGTTTGGATCGATACACGAACAAGTCGTTTATACGACCGACACGCCGGGTCTTATTGCCGGAACGCTGCAAACGATCACGTTGACCGACATGAATATTTCCGGCGAGTGGCTTATCGAGTCCGTTCGCGGTTTCGATTTAGACGGCGACGCGCGGTATTCCGTCACCGCCGTTTCGGGTCAATCGCTCGGCGGGTGGCAAGCGTATTACCAAAAACTTTTGAATCCGGCCGATATTATTTCGCGTGAAAACGAAGTCGTTTACAAAATGAAGACCGAGCGCGAAACGAATCAACTCACCGACACGGTTGAAGCGATCGCGCCGACGACGTTCGGGTTTTCTGTGGGGGCGCAGCGAACGAATATTTGTTTACAGTCGCAGACGATGGACTCGGGGACATGGGTCAAGGGGGACGCGTCGATCACGGCGGATCAGTACATCGCCCCTGACGGGACGCTGACCGCAGATAAATGGATCGAAGCGGCGACGTCGGCCTTTCATCTTTTACAGCAAAACATCGCTACAGGGTTTGTGGCCGGGACGTCCTATTGTTTTTCTGCCTTTTTCAAGGCAGACGGCCGAGATTGGATTCGAATGGATCTCGGGTCGACGGCATGGGCGACAACACTCCCGACGTTTTATTGTGACATCGCGAATGGGACGGTTGATCCGAGCCCCGAAGGAGGGCTTGATGAATACGGGATAATTGATTACGGGAATGGGTGGTATCGGTGTTGGTTTGTTGCTCAGTGCGACGCGACCGCAACGGGGCGAATCGAACTATATATGTCGAACGCAAACCATTCAGGGTCTTATGCCGGTGACGGGGTGAGCGCGATCGGTGTTTGGGGGGTACAAGTCGAAGCGGTTCCTGACGCGAACCCGTACCCGTCGCCTTATATTCCGACAGTCGGTTCGGGAGTAGCGCAAGATTGGGATTCAATGATCGGAATGGCGACATGGGGATAATCAATAAAACAGTGAAACGCCGAGTCAATGTTCACGCCGAATGGCGCGACGTCCGAACGGGTAAAATTATCCACGAAGAATGGATAAAAAACATGATCGTCGCGGGGGGTTTAAATTCTCTCGCGAAAGCATGGGCGGGAGATGCGACCGACCTGCCAAGTCACATGGCGATCGGAACGGGCACGACGGCGATCACGCTCGGCGATACGACGCTCGAATCCGAAGTCAGTCCACGAATCGCACTAGGAACGAACACGTCGTCAGGGGCCACGTACCGCGCGTCAGCGACATGGGGTTCAGGTGACGCGAACGGCAACACGATCGCGAACGCCGGGTTGTTTGACGCCGCGTCGTCGGGCGTTCTGCTTGCTGCCGCTGTACTCGACACGACGGTCGTGAAAGACGCGACGAAATCGCTGACGATCACGTGGTACGCCACAAACGAAAATGCGTAAATGGCTGTCAACGTACATCCTTCGGATTCGGTAGCCGACAACGGGACGGCCGCAAAAGCGATATCGCTATTCAATTCGCTTGCTGCCGGAGCGAGCTACGTTCATTCAGGTTTTAACGTAACCGACGGCGGCGGCCTTGTGGCGTCGGTCGCGCTAGGTACGGCAATCATCGCCGGTGTTTTAATCGATTCGGATGCCGCGCAAACGACGACGTGTGCGAACAATACAACGAATAAGGTTTATCTCGACACCGACGGAACGGTCGGAGATACGACCGGATCGATTCCGGCCGGTTCATTGTTTCTTGCGACGGTCGTGACGTCCGGCGGATCAATAACGTCGATCACCGTTCGGCATGACGTCGAAAACAACCTGAATGTTTTCAAATTGAAAAGTTCAGACGAAACCGTCAATTCGTCGACGACAATGCAAGACGATAATGACCTGCAATTCCCGATTTTAGCGGGTCAAATGTGGGAATTTAAGATAGTTCTCGACACGTCATCCGGCGCAACGCCTGATTTCAAGTTTCAAACGAATCAAACGGCAGGCCATATCATTCATTTTTCATCCGGTCGCGACGCCGATATAACAAATCGTTCGTGTTATGCCGCATCGATCGGGACGGCGATGACCGTTTTGCATCATTCGTCGGCCGACGGTCACGTGTACGCGCATGGGTATTTCGTCGCCGAAGCCGACGGTGATTTCAAATTACAATGGGCACAAAACACATCGGACGCCGGAAACACGACCGTCAAAGCGAATAGTTTTCTCGTAGCTCGGAGGCTTCTAGGATGAGCGTCGACGCCACATTCACCGATACCGTTCACATGAGCGCGGCAACGTGGGCGGCGGCAACTAATAAACTCGCGATCAATGCGTCGTTCGTTGTTTCCGGTTTCGAAGTCACCGACGGCGGTTCGTTGAATGCAACGGTCGGTGATGGATTCGCGATCGTCAACGGAATCGAGGTCAATATTACGACGAACACGACTCAGGCACTAGCGAACAACGACACGAATTATATTTGGTTGTCGGAAGCGGGTGTACTCGCCGACGAGGTCGCCGGGGCGAACCCCGGTTCCGATCTACTAATTGCGAAGGTCGTCACGTCCGGCGGCACGATTTCGTCGATTACACACATGCGCTCGATCGGTGCCGACCCCGACGGCACGCGACAAGACACCGACTTGTGTGTTGCACTCGTAAAAACGGCCGATGAGTCTGTTTCGTCGTCGACGACCGTTCAGGCTGATGACGACTTGACGTTCACCGTTGCGAACGGCGAAGTGTGGGAGGTCACATGTATACTTGAATGCGAGCAAAACGCGGGGACGGTTGATTTTAAATCATTGTTACACGCCGGTTCCGGCTCCGTCGCCGGGTCGTGCATGACGCTGTCGGCGTCGGACGCGACGACAGGCTCCGAAGTCGGCGGTCAATTTAATGACTTCGCAACGACGGCGTTCACGGTTCAGCATACCGCAACCACGGCAAACATCGCCGTATTCATTCGGAGTATTTTATTCGCGACCGCCGGATCGACGACAATTAACCTGCGTTGGGCGCAGGGGTCATCGTCCGGCTCGGCGACTTTAGTCAAGGCGGGATCGATAATGATCGCGCGGAGGATCACAGGGTGACAGTAGTTTTGCAACCGGTACAAAATGACACCGTTCGCGGGTCGTTATTTTCCGGCATTGGCGCGGCACTCGATCATGGATCAGACACGGCCGAACCGGTACACATGACCGACGTCGCGTTCGACGACCCGAACGTAATATTTCGATTTAACAATTCCGACGTTGATGTATCGACGGAAACGCTGACGTCGGTTCCTGATCTTGCGTGGTCGCCGGGGGCGGGTGAACAATGGGAGTTCGAGTACATTTTACATTGGACGCGTGGCGGCACGACGACGCTTGAGCTAGCGTTGGTGATTCCGACCGATGTTCAAGTATACGGAATCATTCAATGCGCGTACCGCGACGAAACGACACCGCAAGGATGGTTCGGCTATCCGTTCGCCGGAACCGCGTCGACGATTTCACAAGTAATTCCGATCATTACGTCCGGCACATTATTGGCGATGCCTGCTCGAATTTATGGTGTTGCGTGTGCAACGGCTGCCGGGTCGATTGATCTTCAGCTTTCGAAAGGCGATGCCAACTCGTCGGCCGTTTCGATCGAGGACAAATCATTCATGATCGCACGAAAAATCAAAGGCTAATGGTCGATTTATTTCAACGAATGCGAACGATCGGCGATTCCGAGGCATTGCCGGGCATGGTTTATTTATGGCTCACGAATGCGGCATCGTTACGAACGGCAATCGCAACGAAAGGCACCGCGTTCTATGGTCTATCGGTCGACGAATTAACAACGATGACCGACATCGATGACGTGTACCAAGCGAAAGCGACGAACATCGCGAAGCTCGATTATGCGATGCGGGTCAAACTTGTTTTCGAGATGACACAATCGCGCGACAATGTTTTCGGCGGCATGACGTACCCGCTGACCGACGGCGAAATCGAGGCGTTGTTGGAATTGTAAATATTGATTACATTGATTCGACAATAAACAATGGACGGTTTGTTGTAACGCAGAAAGGGCGATCGCTGATCAGGCGGGTCGCCTTTTTTGTTGTCCACTATTTATGTCAATTCACGAAACGTTCACATTTAATATGTCAACTATTGTTGACGATATTGTACTTTGAATCGTTACAACAATTCAAACCGGACACGACAATGTTTATTTATCGTTTGCATTTCTTTCTTATTCGACACGGATTCGGCGAACAAAACGAAGGCGAAACCGCTCCGTATTGCGGTCATTGGTATTCATACGGCAGCACGTTTTTGACGCATCACGAGTCCGACGAAGTTTCCGATCATGTTTGTTTGCGGCTCGGCCTCGTGTGGGTTCATGTGATCGGCGACGAAACGCGCGTACTTTTGAATTCTAAAATTCACGGCCGCATCAAATTGGTGAAACGATACGTCGCCGGAATTCGCCTCGCGCACAGTTGCGGGAAATCGTGGATCGGCAGCGTTCGTCTTGTCCGTGAATTCATGCCGTCGCCATTAAAATTCTAAACAAACCGAAACAATGAAATCACAAGGACAAAAGAAATTCGATCGCGCGCATGAATTCGCCGATCACATGAATTCCGCATTAACCGAAGCGGCCGCGCGGTACGACCGACGCGGCGGCCCGTTCGAGGACGTCGCAGCTAATTTGCGCGCTCGTGCAAACGCCTTTCGTGACATGTCCCTGCAAATGGACGCAATCGACAAAAGCGTGATGTTATGATTGATTACGAAACGGCATACCTCAAAATCGAATGTTCATATTGCGGCGACCCGATCGCCGAGGACGAAGCATTCGAAACAAGTTGGGACGAACGCGAACACCGGCACGTTCAATGTGCGAAGGACGAAGCCGCCGAAACCGAAATCAAATAAACGAAATCATGTATTCATACGAAGAAAAAATCGAACTGCTCGACGAAGCGCGCGATGCAATCATCGACGCGATCGACAAAATCGAACGAGCCGCTTACGGCACCGAGGCCGAACGAACTGTTTCGGCATATACAACGCCGCATTTATTTATTTGGGCCGGCTCGGACGATTACGCCGCGCAAGCAACGGCGCAATCCGGTTCGATCACCGACATTCGCCAAATTATCAAAACCGAAATGATCGGCGTCGTTGAAGCACGATAATTATCATTATCACAAACCGAAACAATCATGACAATATTTCTTTACGCGACGCTCGCGCTTTTAATTGTTCGCATCGCGACCGGTTTTCACGCGCTCGGCAAAACCGCCGAATGGCCGCGAACAAAAGAATCCACGCCCGAATTGGTGGTCTTTTTCGTTGTCACTAGAATCGCCGCTGCGATTTGGATCGCGACATTACTCAATCTTCTATAAACCGAAACCATGAAACGAGTCAAATACCAATTCATCGACGGCGAGGGATTCGCGCGCGTTCATGCGTCCGGTCGTGCATCGGAAACGATCGACGTTCGCGAGGCGGCATTCATTTCGCTCAAAGTGTTTTTGACGTCGATGAATTACATTCGTCCTGAACTCGGGCTTGATCCGTTGACGGTCGACGACTTCACTTTGAAAATCAATCATTACGACCCATGCTGACAACCGAAAAACTGCGCGGATTAAAACACCGCATCAATTTGAATCGTCTCGCGAAGGACGCGGGACTCGCCGACAAAATTGTTTACTCGATCACGCGTAACGAACACGGCATTCGTGGACCGCGTGAACTAACGTCGATCGAAGCGCGCGCGTTGTCGGCGCAACTCGTCGCATTGTCGCGCGATCTACACAAGGCGATCGGGAAATAAAAAACCCCGAATTGCACGACGAAACCGAAACGAAACTTCGCACAAAACGGGGTTGACACGGACTAATAATCCGATCAGGGAAAATATGACAATCGACTCGATCATTGCAATGCTTCAAATCTTCGTTCCGGTTTTAATGGCCTATTTAATCGGCGTATGGGTCGGACGAAAAACGCAAAAAAGGAAATTCGAGTTGATGCTCGAACGAACGAAATTCATGCCGGTGTATATCGTCACCGCGAAAGCCGACGTGTACTACATTAAATACCAAAAGCCGGAAGAAGATCACAAAAACGAAATGAACATCAAATTGCATTTAAACTGACATGGGAAAGTTACCACACGAACCACCGCCGCGCGGCCGAACAATCAATCGCGCATTTCCGACGTCAATGTTCGGCGACCATTCTATTCACGGCGGCCTGACGAAACTTGAATATGTCGCCGCGCACATCGCGCCGTCATTATGGTCGACCGGAATGAAAGACGCCGAATTCGCACAACAAATGAAAGACGACCACGAATCGACGATCAACGACATGAATCAAACGATCACGATTATCGCGCAAAATTTGCTCGCTCATTGTGAAATGATTGACAACGAAAGTTGACATTCGTACTTTGAAACTCAACCAAACCGAAACAACAAATGTCTATTGTATTACGTCCCGCCGACGAATTTTCGTCCGGCGAACCCGGCTTTTACGCCGACGTCCCTGCGGAAATTTATCACGCGCTTGACGCGTTTTCGAATTCACGCGGAAACAAATTCAATATTTCACCGGCCGCGTGTCGCGATTACATCGACAACCCGCCGGAAACGAAAACGTTTGACCTCGGTCGTGCGCGGCATTGCGCGTTATTCGAACCGATGATATTCGCGACCGATTACGCAACGGCCGGTCAGTGTGAAGGGATCAAAAAAGACGGTGCGCGTTGCACGTCCGGCGGATCGGTTCGTGTCGCGAACAAATGGTATTGCGGAACGCACGTCAAATCAATCGACGGCGAACGCGACGACGTGTTGTTCATGTCGCAGGACGAATACGATAAAACGTTACGCATGGGAGCCGTCGCACAAGGTCACACCGCGTTCCAAAAACTGCTTTCATTGCCGGGCGCATTCGAAGTGTCGGTGTTGTTCGAACACCCGGTGACGGAAATCCTTTGCAAATGCCGCATTGATTTCCTGTCATTCGATCCGTTGTTGATCGTCGATTACAAAACGACAAAAGACCTTGCGTACGAATTCGGGTTGTCTCGCGATTATGTACGCACGAAACCGAATCAATCGTTCAAAACGCTCGTGTCGTGGGCGTTGTATAAATACGGGTATTTTCGGCAAGGCGCGATGTACCCAATGGCGTGTCACGCTCTTGGTCATAAACTCGACGACTTCGTGATCTTCGCACAGGACACACCCGCACCGTTTCAGGCCATTTGCGCGCGCATCAAACACGACGCGTTCGTTGCCGGTCGGTCGCAGCTTGACGAAATGATTTTGAACTATTCGGAATGTCTCAAATCAGGCAATTGGCCGGGATATGTTGACGATGAAATTCTGAATCTCGATTTACCTGATCAGGCATATTCGTATATTTATGACCGCGAACTTGACAATTAAAAACCGAAACTGAAATGACGCTCCCTGTCACGTATCAAGCCGCCGAGAAGCTCGAAAAAAATTCGAACGTCCGCGCGCTTTTCGATACGTTTACCGATGCGATCGTCGCCGTTGCTCCCGATGGAGTTGACGCCGGTGCGGTCGCGTCGCGCTTGAAACAACTCACGTTGACGGCAACCACCAAACAGCCTTTGTTGCTTCAATGCACTCAAGAATCGATCATGCAATCCGTCATCGACGCTGCAACGGTTGGTCTTGACATATCGGCGTCGCGTGGCGAAGCCGCCCTTGTCCCGTTTTACAACAATAAGGAAAGACGGTATGAATGCATGTTCATGCCGATGTATAAAGGACTCGCGCGGCTCGCCCGCAACTCCGGTGAAATCAAACGAATCGAAGCCGAAATCGTGTGTACAAATGATTTGTTTGTTTACACAAAGGGCACCACAATCTTTGTCGATTGGGCACCGGCACTCGATGATCGCGGCGAAGCGATCGGCGCGTACGCACTGGTTGAATTCACGAACGGCGGTGTTCAGGCGACATACCTGTCGAAAGCCGATATAATGAAGGTCAAGGCGTTTTCGAAAATGTCCGGCAAAGGACCGTGGGTGCAATGGGAATACGAAATGTGGAAAAAAACCGTGTTCCGAAATTTGTCGAAATGGTTGTCGCTGAACTCCGAACGATTTCATCGCGCCGTTGAAATGTCCGACCATGAATACGACCTTGCGGCACCGCCGCAAACATCCGAAGCGTCGGACTTAAACGACCGGCTTCAATTGAATCAGGCCGTCGACGACGCGGATTTGCCTGAATTTTTAACCGAAACAACAAACGAGGAAAATCACGATGGAAATTGAATTAGGATATCAAGAATCAGCAACGGACGTATTAACCGATGTCGCTGAGCAGAAGAAATGGAACGAGCTTGTCGACAAACTCGGCCTGATCGGTCAGCGGTCGATCACGACCGACGACGACCCGCTTCCTTTTCGCGCGATGACGACGCATGAGCTCCGCGTATATGAAACGCTATTCGCGACCGAGGTGTCGCTACAAGACTTCGGTGTCGAGATGATACCGCTGCGCGTACTTGATACGATCGCCGTCGCGAAAAAACATTTCAAGCTATCCGATATGAAGGTGAGACATGATCTCGCGAAGATCAACGAAGACCCGATCGTGTACGCGGTCACCCAAGACCCTATTAACACGTGGATCAAAACGTATTATTTTATTGCTCGGTGGGGCACGACGCTACTTGATTTTCCAACGCTCGCGCAAATGGCGGCGGATAAAAAGCGTGGGGAGTGGCAGAGGCGCGCGAATGATTCTCGGCGCCTAGCTGAAAATCTTGAGCGCGACATGGAGCAGAACCTTGAGGCATTCGCCGATTCGGGGGCCGAGCCCTCTTTGTACCCTTAAAATGTTTTGTCGTATCATGTATGAACGCCGGTGCAACGGCGATACGACATTTCATACCCGGCTCGGCGTGTTGCACCACGTGGGGTCGGGTTTCTTTTTGGGCAAATGAAAAAACGAATCGGGTACGTTTACCTTCTCGGCACGAAAAACAATGTTTACAAAATCGGGCGATCTCAACATTCGCCGCATTTACGAAAACAAATTATCGCAACACAAATGCCACATCCCGTCGTGCTCGTGCACTCGTTCCCGGCGGCCTGTATGCGAACAACGGAAAAACGAATTCATTTGTATTTGAAAGAAAAGCGAATGAACGGCGAATGGTTTCGGTTGTCGAAACGGGACGTTCGCGCCATTTGTTCGATTCAAATTGTGGACATGATCAAAAACGAACCGGTGTATTATTTCGATGATTTTTACGGCAAAACGTCGACAAATCATTTGCACGAAATATTCGACGAAATCGACACATAAGAACACTTTACGCACACGTTATGCACAGGCTAAGTGTATGCGACACAAATCAATAAATCAAAATGAGGCAGTTTATTCACACACCTACTACTACAATAGTATTATAAATAATACTCTTTAGTAGGGGCTGTGGATATGTTAATAACCATGAAAACCGAAATCATCACGTCGTTGTTGTCGACGAACCTCGCCGATTCATTGACCGACATTTTGCGCGCCGTATCTGAAACGACGTTGATCAAACAAACCGACATACGCGGCCGATCACGCGACGCGGCGACCGTCAATGCGCGATTTATGTATTGTTGGATCGCGCGGCATCAAGGCCCGTTCACGTTCAAACAAATCGGCGACACGTTGAGCCGTGATCATTCGACGGTCATCAATGCGGTGAATGCATTTCAAAATCGAATCGATACCGAACGACTGACACGCACGACAACTGAAAACGCAATGACACGGCTCGAAAAATACACGCCGCCGAAACAACGCGAAGTTGTCGCAAACGAAGTCATGGTGCCGCTTGCCGTCGCGTCGGTGTTTGCCGTTTCATATATCGATTTCTTTTTCAATACGTTACACGACGAATTCAAACAACAAATCACAGTCCGATGAAAAAACACGAATGGATTTCCCTCAACATTTTATTGACCGCCGTATTCGTCGGCGTGACGGCGTTCGGCATCGATAACGCTCCGCGCGAATGCGAAACCGGCGAAGGGAATATTTACAACGCAACGGTGATAATTCATGACTCAATCAGATCAGAAACCGACGGTCGATACCGTGGCGAGACAGATACGGGATGCTTTGGGGAAAGCGGCGATGGAATACCTTTTGGGGAAAGTCTCGCCTTTGCAATTCATGGAGACGATCCGATTACAACACGAAAGGACGGGCTACTTGACGGCGAATCCTTCGGAATCACAGGACTAATTTTCGAGAACGACGCGGTTTATATCGTCAAAGCGACGGCACAAGACACAACGTTGTCGGCGGCAGCGGATTCGTTGAGCTCAATTATCGGGACGCTTGCGACGGTACTCGATTCGACACGAACGGCGAACGCGGTCGAAATCGGACAATTGTTGTCGGCGAACAACGACTTGTCGAATCAATTGATCGCTGAAACGGCGCGAGCCGACGCCCTTCAAACGATCGTCGACAATGCGCCGGACGTTACCGCATTAAACGCGCGCATCGTACAGCTTGAATCAGACGTCAACAACGGCGCGAATCTCTTTTGGCTCGCGGTCGACACGATTCGTGATTTGATCGCCGCACAACGACAATGATGTTTTTCGGATAGGATGGAAGAAGAAATCAAATGCCCCGATTGTGGCGCACCACAAGCGGATTTGAAAGCGAATGTTTTCCGAAGCCCGATAACAAAGAGGATAGGATGGAAGAAA